AAGATTGAAAAACTTTTTGAACATCAGGACTAGCTGAGCCAACCTCATCAAGAAATGCTATTCCTTTTGAGTCTTTATCCTTCGGCAATAATTCCATAAATTTATGAACCATTTCGTCTTGTTCTTTATTATATGTTGGAAGGTACAAATCTTGAACTCCATAATGTGAACCCATAATCTGAACCAATCCAAATTCTTTGGCACTTGGTTTTGAGGTTTCAACAGGAGTCAGACCTTGATTTATTTCCTCATCATTCCACAACTGCTTGACCGACTCAGACTTTCCAATGCCTGAACCCCCTCGCAATAACGGAACAATACTGCTGACCTTTTTGTTTTCTGAAATCCAAAGTTTCTTAGTAATATCTTTGGCGTTTTTAATATTGATTTTTACTGTGTCTTGCATGATTGGTTTCTCCCTATAAAATTAAAAAATGAATCATTACTCACAGTATCAGCAATACGAGATATTCACAAGTCTTTAACGAAATATTAAGAATAAATATTACAGCTGATATCTTTAAATCAGCGTAAAAATTTTTGCCTTCAACCCGGGAAAAATTTTTTATAAAGGCCTAAGTTGCGTAAATTAAATATGACGGGTGATTTATTTAATTTCAAAGCAATAGATACAGACGGCATGAAGTTAATTTTCAAGCAAGAGCGGTAGAGCTATAACTGTAAATTTAAGATTGAATTAATCAGAGTTTCTGTGGTAGTAATTGATAATAGTTTGAGGATTAATTATTATGAAAGATAAAGAAGAAGATAAACCTAAATTAGTTTTAGTAAGTGAATCGGCAAGTAAGAAAACTTCGCCAACAGATTTGCCAATACTCACACCGAAACAGAAGAAATTTTTGGAAGGTATAATCAAGGGGAAACTCTCGGCTACTGAAAGTTATCGGCTCGCTTATGATTGTGAAGGCATGAAAGATTCTTCAGTCTATGTTGAGAGTAGCAAATTAATTCGACACCCAAAGATTACCCTACACCTTGACCGCCACCAAGCAATGATTGACCGAACTTCACAAGCCACCATGCTCTCTGTCAAAGAGTACGTTGAAAATGGATTGAAGGAAATAATCGAAGATGGTGATTCAAATGTTAATGCCAAAGTCTCAGCACTATCTTGGCTAGGGAAATCTGTGGCAATGTTCACAGACAAACTTGAGTCAGTTGATGAAAACAAATCTATCCAAGAACTAGAGCAAGAACTCAGAACCAAGTTAGGTCTGACAGACTAACACTCGCTTAGTCGAATACCTCCGACTCAGAAACAGAAACGGATTTCCTAGAAAAAAGTAAGGTTAATTATCACACGATTTTAGAAACCCCCACCACCCTATATACATAACAATTACTGGGTTATCATATACACAGTGATTTGCTCAAATAATACCAATGATTTCACTAATTAGCAGCTAGAATCATTATTCCTATTAAAACTAAACCTAGTAATATACCTGGTAAGTTGTTTTTATCTTTAAAATCAGTAACTTGCTGTACTTTTTGCAGTATTTGACTGTTAGGTTGTTGAATAATTGGTTTCTTTACTGTCTTTTTCTTAATGTTTTTAGTTTTTTTTGTTTTTTCTACCATTTTTTCCTCCTATGGTAATTTATATACGGGCCTTAACCCCTTTTTTTTAGAAAATTGGCTAAACAATTTTTATCTTAAAAATTTTTCGCAAAAAATTTAAGTTTTTCAACCTTTTTTCTTTTTTCTAGTGGTATTCTCAAAAACCCCCCTAGTATAATACTAGATACTATGTATTATCTAGTATAGATTAATAACAGTATAGAATCTACTGGATAGATTCTAACTAGTATTAATCTAAGTATATACTCTTGTGAAAATTTTTGCAAGTATTTGGTTTCGCTAGTATTTCGATACTTATGCTCCATACATTATGGGTTAGACATAACGATTTGAAATAAGGCGAGGAAGCCCTAAACGCCCTCCCTGTTTAGGGCTTCCAAATATTTTAAAACAATGGTACTATTTATTAACAAGGGAGATTTCAATGAAAGATAAAAATAATAAAGGTAAGAGGTCGCATACTGCACAAAAAAGACCGTGGTTACGAGATATGTTCCCAGAACTATATCCAGGAAGTGGTAAACAATCAGCTAGAAAGAAGAAGAAACAACAAAAAAAAGCTGAAAAACTAACGCACAACAACCAAGTTTTTGAAGTAAGAGGTAATTTCTTGGTTGGTGAGGTGAATGTCAAACAATAACGATGAATATAAAAAAATTGCACGATGGAGGTACGAGTTACACGCTTATAAAAAAAACAAGGATGTAAAAGTAACTATGCCAACATATAAATTTATGAAGGATAAAAAAGATGAAGGAGACTAAAGAAATAACAATTACCTTTAATGCTGACCATAAATCTACCTATGTTTTAGTTAATGTTAAGGGAGAATACTATAAAAAATACCTAACAGAACTACAGCATGGGAATATACTTCAAGGATGCGTTAAGTCATTTTTTGAAAAAAAGTCTATCGCTTTGTTAAATGATGCTGTAAAAATAGAAAAAGAATCTGAAGACTTATTAAGAAAATCAGAAAAACTATTAGAGGTAGCAAAAAGATTGTAATGGCAGAAAGAAAAGCAAAGCCAATAAGAAAAACTACTAAAGGAAAAGGCGCTAACTATAGACCTACTAAGTCTGGTGCTGGAATGACTAAGAAAGGAGTTGCTGCCTACAGGAAGAAAAATCCTGGCTCTAAACTAAAAACTGCCGTTACTGGCAAGGTTAAAAAGGGAAGTAAAGACGCAAAGAGAAGAAAAAGCTATTGCGCTAGGTCAGCAGGACAGTTAAAAAATAGTTCAGCTAAAACTAAAAATGATCCTAATTCTAGAATAAGACAAGCAAGAAGAAGATGGAAATGTTAATGTTAATCAACCAAAAGGAAATAATACTATGAAAAAAGCTAAAGGAAAAACTCGTATGATGGGTGGCGGTAAAGCTAAGAAATCATATAAAAGAGGCGGTAAAACTACTAAATCTAAAGCAAAAGGCGGCAAAAGATAAAATAAACTAAGGGAGGTTTTATGTCTTATTTAATATCTAATATACCATACTTCAAAGTATGGGTAAGAAAAGAATTTACAGCTAGTCATCAAGATTATCATGGAGAGTTTATTCATGGTTTAGCAGTAGCTGTAAACTGTATGCCAGATAGGTCATTATCATTTCAAGTTATCTTTACAGGTTGTGAGGAAGATAATGATGACAATAGTGAGCTTAATGTTCATGGCGGTGCTATGTGGGCTAGAATGCCCATACAAGGAATGATGGCAGATATTCCTGTGGAAGAATGGCCAGAGAGAATGGAAAATCATTTATGTCAACCTTGGGATTGCATGTCTCATCATCACTCAGTTATATCAATAGATAGAACTTCGTCATCACCTTGGTATGCAAAAATAGATGGAGAGTTTTATTTAGCTAAGTATATTTTTACTGTTGATTATACAGAACATGAGATAGCTGACAGTCCAGACCAACATAAACAAAGTCATTTATTATATTTAACAGAAGGTAAATGGAAAGGTAACTTAGTAGCCTTACCTAACAACAGAGTAAGAGTAACAAATCCTGCATTATGGGTTACAGGAGAAGGAGCTCCTGATTTTACTCCTAGTCAAGAAATACATAGTAGTGAGGAACATGAGAGTTATACCGATGCCAATATAACCTTTAACAATTTATATAAATAAGGTAATGTTAAAAAATGGCAAAAAAGAAAACTAAATCTCGTGTTAATGAAGCAGGCAATTATACTAAGCCAGGTATGAGAAAAAAATTGTTTAGTCAAATAAAATCAGGAACTAAAGGCGGCAAAGCAGGTCAATGGTCTGCAAGAAAAGCACAAATGTTAGCTAAAAAATATAAATCAAAAGGTGGTGGCTACAAGTAATGACACTAAAAAAATCCCAAAAGTCTTTAAAGAAATGGACTAAACAAAAATGGACAACTCCTAGTGGGAAAAAATCATCTGAGACTGGAGAAGTATACGCTCCGTCTGCTACCATTAAAAAGTTAAAGTCTACATCAAAAGGTAAGGCTAAACTTGCAAGAGCAAATAAAAAGAAAAGAGAGGCTACATCTAAAGGTAAACAACATGCAAAGCATGGCTTACATAAAGGCAAGAAAAGATAATGGCTAGAAATTATAAAAAAGAATATAAGAATTATCAGGGAAAAGCCGAACAAAAGAAAAATAGAGCTTCAAGAAATACAGCTAGGAATAGAGCATTAAAGAAGGGAACAGTTCATAAGGGTGATGGTAAAGATAT